GTGCGCGCCGGCGAGCTCGTGCTCTCGGCCGGTCGGCTCGTGGTCGCCGAGGTGGACGAGATCCCGGCCGATGAGCAGGACACGGCGCCGATGCCGGCGATCGCCGCGGCGGCGATGAGCGAGGCTGCGCACTGGGCCCAGCGCTTCGTGCCCTTGCAGGTACCCGGCCAGGTACCCGAGGTACCTGAGGATGAAGCGCTGCAGATCCGGGCCGCTGCCACGTTCCGACCCGAGCTGGAACGCGGGCGCGTGCCGGGGGTGAAGCGGATCAAGACCACGCTCAACGTGGGCCAGCCGAAGGCGCAGGAGGTACGGGCCTACCTGCGGACCGCGGCCGCCCGGGCCTGACCGTACCCGGGCACGACGAAAGGGCCCCCGCTCCTTCGGGAGCGGGGGCCCTACGTGTGCCCGGCCGGGGCTACCCGCCTACGGCGGTGCGTGTGGCCCTGGTGCCCAGCCGTGGTGCGGCACCAGGGGTGTTACCTCAATGGGGCGGGGGGCCAGGGCCCGCTTCCGGTTGCGGGAACCGGCCAGCACGTACGCCACGGGCGACGGCTGATCTACCCATCCCTGAGCGGCCCCCTATCGGGAGTCCTTCGGCGTACGGGCGCGCGTACGCCTGGCGCGGATCTTAATACGGCCGGCGCTGCGCTGGCACCAGTGGCACGCCCTCGGCGTTCCGCGGAGTGGCCACGGGGGTGACGACCCGGTGAATGCTCCGGAACGTCACACCCATGATCACCACGTCAATGGCGCGCTCGACGTCGGCGGCGTCGATCTCGCCCCACTCCGGCGGCACCCACCCGAACGCGACGGCCGCGCGGATGAGGCCGAGCAGGATGAGCGCAACGGCCGCGCGCAGCAGCAGCGGCTGCCGGGCGTTGATCTTCTTCAGCATGGCGATCCCCTCAGACGAAGGTGGAAAACAGGAAGCAGGCCCATGCAGGAGCTGGTGGCTACGGAGAGGGCCAGGGTCGGGAAGCGCCGGGTACTGCTCGCCGGCGCGCATGAGGTATTGCAGGATGGCGCCGTGGTTCACGACGTCTCCGGCGGCCGCCAGGACCAGGTCATGTTCCAGGTGGCGCGATCGACCCGGCCGGTCACGGGCAGGCCGGTGGCGCGCTGGTAGCCCTTGCAAACGGTGCGGGACTGCGGGCCGTACCAGCCGTCGACATCGATGGTCCAGCCGCGGCGGGCCATTCGTTCCTGCCAGGTCTCGACGTCCTCGCCGTGCATCATCGGGTCGGTGACCTCCAGGACGCGGCCGGGGAACAGGGCCACGTCGCCATCCCACCTGACCTTCGGCACGGGCTTGGGCGCGGCCGCGCCCGGACGGGGCGCGCCCTCCTGAATCCACTCGTACAGCCGGTCGCCGGGGCATTCGGTGGCGTACCCGTCGCGGTGGCCGGCGATCTCCCGGCCGGCGCGGCCGTGGGCGCGCAGGTAGGCGATGGCGTCCAGGATGCCGTGCAGCATGCCCGGCGGCGGGACCACCAAGCCGGAGGTGCCGACCAGGCCGAGTACGGCGTAGTGCCCGGAGTTCAGGCCGGGCCCGTTCGCGGCCGGCAGGTTGTTCGGGCCGCGCCCGACGAACACACGCCGGTGTGGACAGCAGGCATAGGTGTACCCGATGTCCATCCAGCCGTTACCGTCCTGGTGCTGCTTTTGGATCTGGCGGACCAGCGCCTCGCACCGGTCGTGATCCTCGACGATCGCGGGGTCGACCCGGCCGCCGGTGTAGTGGATCTTCACCCCGCGCGGGCGCGGCATCCCGTCGTAGCGGCCGCGCGCAGGTCGCGCGCCCCACTCGCGGCGGGTCACGAGATCGATCGACATTCAGCCTCCTCCTACGACCGACAGGGCGGCCTGGATGATCTGGGCGGCTATGGACAGGAACGCGGTGAGCAGGGCGCTGACGACCATCCGCCGGTCGGCCTGGCGGCGGTCGGCCTCGGCACGCCGCTCCGCCACGTGGCTTTCCTGCTCGGCGCGCAATGCCTCGCGCAGCTCGGTGATGTCCTCGACCATGGCCACGCGTTGCACCTCGTACAAATCCCGCGTGACCATTAGGGCCATGGAGGCGGACAGCTCGGCGAAGCGGGCTTTCGTGTCGGCCTCGAAGCGCTCGATGGTCCGCGTGATCTCGCCGAGGCTCGGTTCGCTCGCAGGCATGGGCATGGGCCCCCTCTCTGTGCTGTCCGGATGCGGCCACGCCGGGGCGTCATCCTGACGATCACCTCGGGCGTCTCATGAGCACCGCCGACCACAGGAGAGAGTGCAGCAGTGTCTCAGCCGCAGCCGCCCGCGCAGTACGGGCACCAGCCGCAGTACGGGCAGCCGATGCCGTATCACCCTCCGGCGCCCCCCGCGCCTCCGGTGCAGCACACGCAGCCGGTGGCGTACCCGCCGGTGGTCCCGATGCCGTACCCGCCCCAGGTGCTGCCGCCGCAGGGGTACCCGGTGCCCCCGGCCGGATACATGCCCATGCACGTGGGCCACGCCTCGCAGGTACAGCAGGTACGGCAGGTCGGTATGAGCGTGACCCGCCCGGCCTGGTCGCTGGGCGAGATCATGATCGTCGTGATCACCTGCGGCCTGGCGTGGCCACTGGTGTGGCTCGCCCGCCGCGGGAAGACCACCTACACCACCCACCGCTAGAACTTCTCCAGGCTCATCCAGGAGCCCTGCTTGAGGATCGTCGCGGTGGCGTTGGCGGCGTTCTGTGCCCACTGCAGCCGCAGGGTGCCGGGGGCGGCGCTGGTGACGAGGGTGCCCTTGAACCAGATCGGGCTGAACGCACCCACCCCGCACCCGAACTCGGTGAAGCCCGCACCGGCCCCTCCGGAGAGGTTGAACCACTGGAAGGTCGGCATCTTCAACTGGCTGTCCGTGGTGGCGCCGATCTGGTAGCCGAGCACGCTGAAGAAGATGTTGGTGTTGGTCGGGCCGGTGAAGCACATCTTGAAGTCGCCGGCGGCGCTGCTGGTCACCCACAGGTACATCTCGAATCGGTAGGTGCTGTTGGCCTCGACCGGCAGGAACAGGTGGTCGTCATCCTGGTAGGTGATGGAGTTGCCGACCAGCTCGTCATTGGTCTTGGTGGCCATCAGCCGATCGAGGCCCTGGGGCACCCACGCGCCCGCCTTGTAGACCAGGAACTTGCCGGTGTCGGTCTCGTAGATGTGCCAGCCCTCGCCCGGGCTCAGCGGCCGGGTGGTACTGGTGCAGCGGATGATGACCTGCTGCATCAGGTAGGTGTTGACGTCGCCGGCGGTCAGCACGTCGAACGGGGCCCAGGTCTTAAAGGGCATGTCGGGTCACCATCCCAAGACGTTCTCGTCGAGCCGGCCGAGGCCGAAGTGATCAAGGGTCAGGGCCGCGGTGCCGGAGAGCGGGGAGGTGTCCAGGGCCATCTCCCAGGTGGAGTCCCCGATGACCTCGGAGATCCCCTCCACCCACAGGTCCAGCAGGTCGCTGGGCGCCTCGGGGGGCAGGTCGGTCACCTGGACGCGGTCGCCGATCTCCAGGAACAGCAGGTCCAGCCACAGCTCGGGCACCTGGTGCGCGGCGATGGTGATCGGCGCAGCCCGCGGGCGCGGCTCCTCATACATCCGGAACATCGCCCGGCCGCGGTCGATGATCTGATCGGCGGGCAGCAGGGTGTCCAGGGTGTAGCTGTAGCGGCCGTACTCGCCGATGCTGGTCGCGCCCAGCGAGCGATGCTCGGTGCCGTCGAACGCGCGCACCGTGATGTCGTTGTAGAGCAGGGCGTCGTCCACCTGGATGGTCAGGTCGCTGCCGAGCAGGTGGGCGGGCAGTTCCAGGACCTGATTGGTCACCGCCTGACGGCGGCCGCGGTCGTGGAAGGCGGGCAGCCCGTCGCTGCGGAAGAAGAACAGCCCCGCCTCGCTCACCTCGCACGCGCGGATCAGCGGCGCGATCTTCTGGCCCTCCTCCTGTCCGGACAGGCGCAACTGCGACAGCCCGTTGTCGATGTGCTCCAGGTCGGTGATGCCGGCGATCGTGAGCAGGTCCGCGATGCGCTCGCCGGAGAGCTGGAAGTCGGCCAGGGCGTCGTCCAGGCTGGCCCGGGCGAGGATCTTGGAGCTGTTGGTGCAGGTGATCGCGGCGTACCCGAGCACGCCGTTGTACCAGGCCAACGGCCAGCGATCGACGTAGCCGCGGTAGCGGATGAACTCCCTGCCCGGGCTCGTCCAGGTGGTCGGCGCCGGTGCCTGCTCGAACTGCAGAGCCGCCACGTAGACATCTATGGATGCGCCGGGGGTGACGCGGTGCTCGACCACCACGCGCGCCCACTCGGCGCCGGCGGGGGCGGTACCGGTGGCGGTGACCGGCTGCCAGCTCGTGGTCAGCGTGACGTCGGCGCCGACGCTGTCGCCGAGCTGGTCGCCGGCGACGTCGTACCAGCGGATGAACATCCGCACCATCGAAGGGCCGGTGGCGCCGCGGCGGGCCAGGCACTGCACGGCGTAGGGCTGGCCCTCGGTCACCGTGATGGCCTGGTCGGTGGGGGTGCTGACGGTCGAGCCGCCCACGTACAGCAGCTCGCCGTTCCACAGCACGCCGCTCCACCGGATGCTGCGCATGAACGAGAACCCCGGCGGGATCACCGCCAGATCCACGGCCAGGTCCCCGTCTGAGGCGGCGAACATGCTCGCGTTGGAGGCGGTGGCCTGGCCGGAGTAGAGCAGGTTGGGCGAGATCGGCCAGCGCGCCCGCACCCTGATCGGCCGGTTGATCTTGACGTTGGGGTAGTACGGGCTGTCCGGCCGATCGGGGGTGAACCGCCCGTCGCTGTTGAGCAGCTCCAGGGTCATGGTGCCGGGCGAGACCTGGTCGAGCTCGTGACTGCGGCGCCGACTGATCTTCACGCCACGGTGCCACTGCACCCACGGGTTGACGTTCACCCACAGCGGGCTGTCGTCCAAGGGGTCTCGGGCGAACGCGATGTCCAGCCAGACCTGCGGCAGGACCAGTTCCAGGGTCATACGGTCACGCTCCCGATCGGGCCGAGCGGGAAGCCTCGCCGCGCCGCCTCGGCCACACCGTCGATCACCAGCCGGGCGATCTCCTCCCGGGAGACCAGCGGCTGTCCGGAGAAGTGCAGGTGCAGGTGCGTCTGGCCGGCCTCGCGAACCACGGTCACCCCGGCCGCGTAGCCGCTGCCGGCGGACAGGCTGCCGGCCAGCGAGGCACGCACGCGGCCGAACGCGGCCTGCCGCTCGGCGCCGGCCAGGACGTCCAGCAGCCCGGACTGGCGGGCGAGCTGCAGCGCCCGGGCCGGGCGGGTCAGCGGCAGCACCACCTCATCGCCAGCCTCGCCCACCAGCGCCAGGGTGGGGCGGCGGATGATCGCGCCCTGGGCCAGGCGCGGCAGCCGTACAACGGGCAGGCCAGGCACCAGACCGGCGAAGCTGTTCATGGCGCCTTCGACCCAGCCGATGATGTCGTTGATCCATTTGCGGATCGCGTCGCCGATCCGACTCAGGCCCTGGTTGACCATGTCGGGGCTGCCGATGACCACGCCGATGAAGGTCTGCACGGCGCCGAGCACGAGTTCGAACGCGCGTTGCAGGGTCTTCAGGGCGAAGACCCCGTTGTTGGCCAGCATCTTGACCGCAGCCAGGGCCTCGGGGCTCTCCAGCAGCTTGGCGATCAGGGGCGACGCTTTGGCGAACAGGTCGGCGAAGATCCGTACCAGGTCGATGAAGGGCGGCAGCAACTTCGGGACCTCGGGGATCAGCGGCTTGACGATCTCCAGCAGGAGCTGCAGCATCGGCGGGATCAGGGGCGTGGCAGCCTGGAAGATCGCCAGGAGCTGCTCGGCCAGGTCGGCCAGCATCGGGGCGAGCACCGGCGCCTGGTTGATCAGCTCGACCAGGATCTCGCCTCCGAAGCGGATCAGGTCCGGTAGGAGCTTGACCAGCTCGGCCGCCACGCTGGCGAAGGCGCGCGCCAGGTCGCCGATGTGGGGGGTGACCTGGGGCAGGACCTGCTGCAGGGCGGCCAGGACCTCCCCGCCGACCTCGCGCAGCGCGTCGGTCACCGGCTGCAGGAAGGACTGCGTGTCGCGCAGCGCGCTGGCGAGCTGGCCGCCGAGCTGCTCGGCGAAGGGCAGCACAGCCTCGGCCACCTGGCGGAACAGCTCGGCGAGCTGGGGCAGGATCGGGGCCAGCACGTCGGCCAGGGCGGAGACCACCGGCTGTAGCAGCGTGGCCAGCAGGGTGAGGTTGGTTCCCAGCCTCTCGACAAGGATTCCGGCGAGCTCGACCAGCGGCGGGATGAGGGGCGACAGGGCGATCAGCAGATTGCTCAGCCCGGTGCCCAGGGTGAGCAGGCCCTGGGAGACCTGCGGTGAGGCGAACGCGCGGGCCAGGGCGTCGGCCACGGACACCAGGCCGGGCCCGAGCGCGGCCACGGCCGGCCCCAGGGCGGAGATCGCGGCCGACAGCGCCGGCCCCAGGGCGGCGGCCAGGTCACCCACCTGGGGGGCGATGTGGGCGACGGCGCCGGCCAGGGACTCCAGCACGGGCCACAGGGCCCGCCCGATCTGCTCCAGCGCCCGGAAGACCTCGACCAGGACCGCCTGGCCCTCGGCGCTGTTGACCCAGGCGTTGAACGCGTCGACCAGGTTGCCGACCACGCCGAGCGCGCTGCCGCCGGCCGCCGACACGGCGCTGAAAACGCCGCGCACGATCCCGCCGACGTCGGCGGCGATCGAGCCCAGGGCCCGGAAGACCTCCAGGGCGGTCTCCATCCAGACCAGCGCCCGGCCGCTCTCGGCGGCCAGGGTCAGGAACCGGCCGAACTGGGCGGCCGCCTCGCCGATGCCCGGCGCCAGTCCGGTCAGGAACCCCGACCCCACCACGCCGATGTCCCGGAACCCCGCCAGCAGCGGGGCCAGGGCCGGGGTGACCTCGGAGATCGAGGTGCGCAGGTCGGCGAACACCCTGCGCACGGCCTCCAAGGACTCGGCCGAGCGGGCGAACTCCATCAGCCGCACCGCGCCGTTGCCGAACTCGCCGGCGACCAGGACCATGCTCGGCCGCAGCACCTCCAGCAGGGCCCGGCCGGTCTCCTGGATCTCGGCGACCAGGGGCGCGAAGACGGCGTCCTGCACCGCCCACTTGAGGGTGTCGAAGGTGGGCTTGAGCGCGCGCAGCTCGTACGCGGCCGCGACCGCCCGTTCGGACAGGCCGTCCAGGGAGAGTCGGCGAAGCCGAGGAAGTCCTCGGTCAGGGCCGCGCTGAACGCTTCCCCGACGCCGGCGAAGGCGACCTTGAGCGTCGTCATGGCCGCGGCGCCGAGCAGCGCGGCGCCGGGCAGCGCCGCGACGATGCCCACGGCCGGGGCGAGCGCGGCGGCCAGGCTGGCGGCGCTGGATGCGGCCGAGGCGGCCGCGCCGGCCATGACCGACAGGCGGCCGGCGGTGGCGAACGCGTTCGCCCCGGTGCTGGCCAGGCTGGTGCCGAGGCTGGCCAGCGTGCCGCCGATGCCGCCCAGGCGGGCGCCCAGCCCGGTGACCGCATCCGACAGACCCGACAGTCCGTCGCGGGCGGAGGAGCCGGAGCGGCCGAGGGACTCGATCCGCCGGCCGGCGCGGTCGGCCTCATCGCCCACGTTGCGGAAGGTCTTGCTGGCGAAGTCCCTCGCGAAGATGTCGAAGGACATCGTTGAGGCCACGAGGGGTCACCCCCCCTCATGGCGGCATGGCCGACCGGCCTCAGCCGGTCAGCGCGTCTGCTTCAGGTATTCGTCGATCCAGCGGCACATCAGCTCGAACTCCACCCACGTCAGTGCGTCGACGTCGCGGGGGGTGAGGTGCAGCAGATGGGCCAGCAGCGGCAGGTACCTCAGCCGCTGGAGTTCGATGTCTTCGCCGTCGCGTCGGCGCCGGTAGGGCCCGGCGCCTCCTGGTCGTCCACGATCTCCACGGCGGTCAGGTCGACCACGTACTTGCCCTCGGCGATCTCATCCAGGGTGACCTCGTCATAGCCCATGCGGAACTTCATGATCAGCCAGACCAGGGCCAGCATGGCCTCCATGTCCTGGGCTTGCAGCCCTTCGGCCATCTGCGGTACGCGCATGCCGGTGGTGCGCTGCAGCGCCAGGCCCTCGTGCAGCGCCAGGCGGTCCAGGTCGATCTCTGCGGGCTTGCCGTCGATCATGATGCGGGAACGCGGCATCGGTGTCTCCTAGCTCTCGATCTCTTTGGCCAGCTCGTCCATGGCCTTGAGGATGGTTCGGCGGATCTTGCGGACGTGCTTGCGGATGGTCACCTCGAACCACGGCTTGCCGCTCTGGGCGTACCAGCGGTCGCGGTCACCGAACAGGGGGTGTCTCCAGCCGCGCTTGCTGTTGAGGTGCCGGGGCAGCGTGCGCTGGTCCTGGGGCAGCTTGTTGGCGTCCACGACGATCCGCACGCCGGCCTTGCGGCCGCCGGTCTGGATGTCGGCCTTGATCGCCGCGGCGATCGAGCGGCGCAGGCCGCTGCGGGCCGCGGCGCGCTTGCGGGCGCGCTCGCTCTCGGGGTCCTTGACCCGGGTCAGGTGGTGCTCGGTGCGGGCCTTGCCGCCGCCGCCGCGGGCGCCGGTCACCGGGATGGCCAGCACCGCCCGCTTGGTGTCGGCCACGGCCGGGCGCACGCCGTCGCGGATGCTCTTGGACAGCCGCCGCCGCACCTTGGCGTCGGCGCCCTTCAACCGCTTGGCGAGCTCGGCCATCTGCTCGGCCCCGCGGACCTCGATGCGGGCCATGCCGCTACAGGGTGGTGTCGGCCGAGATGCTCATGATCTGCAGCGGCGCGTTGACGCCGTCGTCATACGCCTCCCAGGACAGGTCCATCATGACCGTGCCCGGGCCCTCGACCACCGCGGGCGCCTCCTTGATCAGCATCGCCGGCGTGATGAAGCTCAGCGTGTCGACCTCGCCGCTGACGCCGATGGGCTCACCGGTCAGGCCGAACTCCATCGCGACCGGATCACCGGACTTGAACAGGTCGTAGACCTCGACCTGGGAGAACTCGGCCTTCATGCTGCCGGTGATCGTGGGGATGTCGTTTTCCAGCGGCTGCGCCTTCACTCCGCCGTTGCCGATGCCGTAGCGCTCGGTGTCCAGCGGAGTGGTGCCCTTGATCGACAGCTCCCGGATGATGGTCGCCACCGCCGTGCCGCCGGTGATGGACATCAGCCCGCTGTTGGTGGCGGCGGTGCCGCCGAGCTTGAGCGTGGCCTGGTGGAAGCCGAACAGGTTCGCCGCGGGGAAGCTGGCGGTGGCCAGCGCGGTGGCGGTGCTCTCGTCCATGCCGTCCAGCGACAGCTTCAGCCGCAGGACGTCGTTGTCGCTGAGGCTGATCTCCCACTCGGTGATCTTGCATCCGCGGTAGGTGAACGGCCGCACGATGCCGGTGGCCGGCTCCGGCCTGCCCACCTGGACCGTGAGCCCGAGCCCGAGCTTGCCGACCGGGACGTGCACCTGCCGGTAGGCGGTGGTGGACCCGATCTGCGTCGCCACCGCCGTACTGCCGATCATGTGCTGGAACAGTATGCCCATGCCGCGGCTGCTGACCGGCAGCTCGATCTCGCCCGAGACGGTGATGCGGCTGCGGGTCACCCGGGATGCCTGCTTGTACTTGCGGCCCGCGCGCAGTGTGGTCGGCTCCAGGAACCCCGGGGAGTACTTCAGGCTCTCCTTGTCGATCTCGTGGAACCGCGACACCGTGACCGGCGTGCCCACCACGGTCTCGGCGGCCAGGCCGATCTGTGCATCCAGGCCCGTGCCCGTGGCCATCACTCACCACCACCCTTCTTCTTCGGCGCCGGCGCCGGCGCGCCCAGCAGCTCCCACGTGACCTTCGGCCAGGCGCGCAGGGCGCCGCGCTGGCGCACGATGTAGGCGTCGGCGAGGTCCTCGGCCAGCTCGGCGTCGTCGACGATGGCCACCTCGCCGGCGCGTACCACGCGGCCCTCGCGGTGGTCCAGGTGCAGGTCCTGGTCCGTGATGTTGCGGAACCTGATCATGTCCTCGGCCACGCGGGCCCCCTTCCTAGATGCGGGCCTGAACGCCCACGGTGAACGGCAGCCGGACCTCGACCCCATCGGCGTTGCACTCCTGGTGCAGGCGCCCCTGGGCGACGGTGGCCACGCCGGGCGGCGGCAGCCCGATCGACACGTCACCGCGCAGCCCGGTCTCGATCGCCCCGAACAGCGCGAACGCGTCCTGCCGCACGGCGCGCAGGTCATCGCCACCGGATCGGCAGATGACCACGCACGTGACCGTGATCAGCTCCTGCTTGGCCTTCGCGCCCAGGCCGTTCCACTGCTGGTCCCACTCCACCGCCTGGCCGTCGCCCTCGTCATCGCCGTCCCAGCCCACGCACACCACGCGGGGCTGCGGGTCGGCGGTCACCTCGGGCCCGTCGAGCACGTCGACGTCGGGGTGCGCGCTGGCCAGGGACACCCGGATGATGTCCACCAGGGTGTCCAGGACGAACGGGATCTGTGAGGTTCTCATGCGATTCCCATCGGGTGATCTCCCAGGAGCTCCAGGGCCCGGCGGGGAATGGAGTAGCCCCAGCGCGGGTCCCAGACTTCTTCCGAGCCGCCGGCCCGGACGCTGCCCATGCGGCCGCGCTGCGTCTCCCACAGGTGCTGGATGATGATGCGGGCCGCCTGGGTGATCGTGTCGGGCACCACCGCGCGGCCGGCGGTGTAGTTGACCGTGATCCGGCCGGGCTCCCAACAGCTCTCGTAGTCGCCCACCATGCGGGTCAGCACCCCGGCCTCGGCGTCCAGCTCGTACCCCGTGGGGTCCAGGACCTGCCCGCCGGGCAGGGTCACGCTGGCCACGGACACGACCGGCCGGTGGTCCAGCAGCAGGTCCCGCCACCCGCCCCGCAGCCGGGCGGTGACCGGGAGGGGCAGGACGCTGCCGGCGTGCCGCTGGACGATCTCCGTCGTGGCGCGGATGAACGTGCTGATCTCGTCATCGTTGCTGGTGTCCGCGGGGGAGACCTTGAGCTGCCGCTTGGCCGCGCCGAGGCTCACGATGCCGGCCTCGCCCCACATCGGCGCGACGTCGAACGGCTCCTCATCGACGCCGCTCGGCGCGGTGGTGATCCAGCGGGCGACGTGCCGCCCCGCCTGCACGGTGGCGTAGTCGTACCGGTAGACGCCCACCCCGCCGGAGATCAGGTCGGCACCGGTGAAGGGGCCGGCGATCGTGCCATCCGGCAGGCGGATCGACAGCGAGACCGTGGCCGGGGTGACCAGCGCGCCGTCCGCGTACACCTGCGTGGCCAGCCGTACGGCGGTGCCCAGCGCCCAGGTCATGAATCGCTCCCTCTCAGTGTGGCGACCGGTGCCGCCGAGGACCTCAGCCGGGCGGGCCCGGCCACCGGCGCGCCGGGCGTGCCGCGCGCGGCGAGGATGCCGCCGCCGGCCATGGCGGCCGTCATGGTGAGGCTGGGACCAGGCGTCGCGGCCGCGGCCGCCAGGGCGCCGCCGGACAGGCGCGCGGTCATGGTCACCGACTTGATGCCGACCGCGCTCATCAGCCCGCCGCCGTGCAGGGTGGCGGCGGCCGGCGCCGAGCCGAACCCGTACTCGGAGAAGTCGACCGGGACCGGCTTGACCAGGTCGACCTGGCGGGAGGCGTCGGGGCACTGCACGCCCATGTCGGCCAGCAGGTTCATCACCATCTGCTGGATGTCGGGCTGGGCCGGCCGCACGGTGCGGTCGTGCCAGGCATCCAACCCCCACGCGAGCTGCACGGTCCCCACGCCCAGGACCACGGCGCCGGAGGGCGCCTGGTAGGCGCCCATGTGGTGCGTGACGGTGCCGCTCCCGCTGTAGTCGTTGCCGTTCTCGTTGGAGATCAGGTTGGTGACCGTGAACGTGGTCTCGGACAGGCGCACCCATCCCGGCGGCCGTTCCTGCTCGCGGTCCTCATCGGTCTCGAACCCGATCAACCCCGGGTAGGAACGGGACTCGCCGGGGCCGAGCTCGGCCACCGTGGTGTCGCGCCAGATCGGGTGTGCGGCGTAGGCGTCGGGCACCGTTAGGGCGAACTCATGCAGCCCATTGACCCGGAAGAACTGGCCGGTCACCGTCGCCGGCGAGCGGCGCTGCGGGTTGAACGCCCGGGTGTCCTGCCAGGTCCCCGAGTACAGGCCGGTCGGGTTGAGCTGCCCGTCCATGCTGTCTTTCCAGCAGGCGTACGTGCGGCGGCCGCCGTCCCACCGGATGCGCCAGAACAGCTCATTGCCCGCGGCGATGATCAGGTGCACGCCGGCGTCGCGCGCGGCCACCAGGTTGTCCCACATGGTCGCCGACCAGTACTCGCTGTGCCCGTGCACGATCACGATCTGGCGGCCGGTCAGCAGGCTGGGATCGGCGTCGATGTCGGGGCAGCTCGCGTAGTCGACGTCGTAGCCGTTGCGCTCCAGCCACCTGATCGCGGGGTACTCGCTGTTGAACAGCCACGTCTGCGGCAAGTGCTCCCGCGTCACCCACGGCCGGTCATAGCTGACCGCCCGGCAGCGCTGGGAGAGGTTGAACACGAAGCTTGCCGCGGTGCCGGCGCCGTACAGCGACCGCCCGTTGAACGGGTCGGCCGGGTTCGCCCCCGCGTGGTTGTACGCCTGCCACGTGCTGTCGCTGGTGACGACCAGGATCGGCGCCTTGCGGGCGGGGTTGCGCACCACGAAGGGGATGTGGCTCGCGCCCCCACCGCCGAGCACCGGCCGGGCCAGGTAGACACCCGGGCAGGCGTCGGGGGGAACCGTCCAGCTCGCCGACACCGTCCAGGACGCGCAGCTCGCCATGAGCGTGGTCGGGTCGATCGTGCCCGTGGGCTGCGTCGTTGGGGTGCCTGTCACGGTATCGATCAGGCGGGCGCCCGCCCCGTTGTAGTAGCCCAACCGGTAGATGGCGACGTCGAACGGCGCGCCGCCGCTGTGGATCTTCAGATCCAGCGTGCCGCCCTGCTCGACGCTCATCGCGGTGGCGAATCCCTGGATGCCGGGATCGCCGGCGCCGTCGATGTCCCACCCGGCGCTGCCCTGCTCGCGGTTCTCGGCCTCCACCGGATTCTCCGGCGGCGGCAGGCTCCCCCCGCTGTTGGAGAAGACCGCGATCACGCCCTGCTGGATCGGGCCGCTGGCCAAAAGCCCGGTCGCGCTGTAGGCGAGGTTGCCGGTCGACGGCGCGGTGCCGCTCGCGGCCGCCAGCCACACGTCCTCATCGCCGGAGACCGCGGCGCCGAGGATGCGGTCCAGGTGCTCATCCAGCGGCGGCGTCCAGGGGCCCACCGCCTCGCCGGCCAGGCTGATGTGGTGGATCGCGCCGAGCGCGACGAACACGTGGTCGCCCTCGTTCATGGCCAGCGCGTTGAACGCCCACGACCCGCTCGGCGCTTGGTTGCGGCCCACCGCGGTGATGAAGGCGTCGATGTCATCGCGCTCCAGCACCACCGCCTGCAACCGCCGCGGCCCGGACAGGTTGACCTGGATCGAGGTCTCGCCGCCGGCCATGTCCATGGAGAAGATCGACACATCGGCGTTGGACACGTTCGTGCCGCGCTTGATCGCCCCGGGGATCGTGATCACGGCGGGCGCGGCCGCCAGGATGATCAGCGTGCTGCCGGCGGTGGCCGGCTGGTCGAGCGGGACCGTATGGGTCGACGCGGCGGCGCCGGGCGGGGCAGCCGGGTAGATGACCTGCTGCAGGAGCATGACCAGGTCCTCGGGTCAGACCAGGGTGAGCAGGTCGCCCACGGTGGGTTCGGCGACGGTCAGCACCCCGGCGCTGGCGAACGTCTCCACCGTGATCGGCATGATGATTCCGGCGCCGTCCCCGGTCAGGTTGATGGCGGCGCCGCCCTGGCTGGCGGCGAGCTTGAGCGTGGCGCCGGCCACGTCTCGAACGTGGTAGACCGTGCCCGCGGTGAGTCCGGCGGGCAGGCTGGCCGCGGCGCCGGGGAAGACCACCACGGTGTCGCCGTCGACGAAGGCGTGCCCGGGCGCGGTCAGCACGTCCGTGGCCGCGGCCGCGGTGTACGCCGCCGGCGGGGCGGTCACATCGGCACCCGTGAGCGGGGTCATCCCGCCGTGGATGCCGCCGCTGGCCTGCGACCACCAGCCCACCCAGCCCACGGTGGAGCCGGCCGGGACCTGGAACGCCACGGAGGCGGCCAGGGCCTTGCTGCCGCCGGACGCCGCGGCGTAGGTCGGCGCGACCCGCGCGTACCCGCCGCCGGTCAGCTCATTGCCGCCGGTGGCGCTGTAGGCGCTGTGCAGCGACAGGTGCGTGCCGCGGCCGGTGACGAACTGGTCGAGCATGTAGTCCCGGCCGGCTACCGCGAACGGCATGGGTCCTCCTGTCAGGCCGTCTTGGCGGGGCGCTTGGCGGCCGCGCGCTTCGGTACGGCCTGCTCCGGCGGCGCCGGCGTGGCTGCGTCCTCGGTGCCGGCCGCGTCCGGGTACAGCGGGCGCAGCCGCTCGGGCCGGTGCTCGGGCGGCAGCTCGGCCGCCAACCGCTTGGCCTCCACGCGGGCCTGAGCGGCCAGGACCTCCTGCCCCTTGCTCTCGTGCTCCTCGGCCTGGTCGAGCAGCTCGCCGATCCGGTCCTGGATCGCGGCGATGACGCGCTCGCCCTCACGGCGAGCAGCGGCCGCGCGGTCCTCACGGCCGCTCTGCTCGTAGCGCTGGTACTCCGCGGCGTACCCGTGCAGCTCGGCGATCAGGTCATGACTCATCGCCTCGTCCTCTCTTCTCAGGGTCGGGGGTGGTGGCCCCGGGCGGCCGGGCCTCACTCGGCAGCCGGCCGCCCGGGCGCGATCAGAAGCCGGCCTGCGGGATCATCCCGGTGCCGGAGATGACCGAGATGGACTCGGCGCGGCGGTCGGGCATGAACGCCAGGTAGTTGTAGACCTGGAGCCGGACCTGCAGGGTGCCGGACAGCACCTCGGACAGGACGCGGCTGCGCATGCCGCCCTCCCACAGGTACTGGTCGGAGGTCCGCAGCGTGATCGTGCGGGTCTCGTTCGTGGCGGCGCCGAGGTTGGTCGGCATGTTGCCGGCCAGGATCACCGGCGTGCCGACCGTGAGCCGGCCGACCGGACCCTCGGCGGCCTCGCCGGTCTGCAGCGCCAACGCATTGAACGGGCCATGCTGCTCCGGCAGGATCAGCGGCCGGCTGTTCCCGTCGAGCTGGGAGCAGGCCCAGTACCAGATCGCCGGGTGCACGAATGTCGCGGTCGCCGGCATCTTCCGCTTGGTGAAAATCTGGGAGACCGACTGGACCCACGGCACCCACATCTCCGGCAGCGTCGGGTCCGCGTCGGTGTAGGTCACCGCGTTGATGCCCGCGACCGTGAGCAGACCCTTGAGCTGCGTGCCGGTGCCGGTGCCCGCGATGATCTGCAGCTCCTTGCGCATCGCGTAGTCGGCCAGCAGGTCGGCGAACACGACCTCGTCGAAGGAGATCGGGCTCTGGTCCAGGAGCTGCAGGGCGATGTCCTGCTGACCGGCGAGGGTCTTGACCGGAGCGCTCACGAACGTGTCGGTCAGGTCCACGCTCGTGACCGCGCCGCCATCGGCCTGCATGCCGGTCTGCGTGCCGGTCGCGACCTTCGGCACGTTGATCGAGTCGGTGCCGGGCGGCAGAGTCAGGTTCCGCACGCTGTTGGCGATCGGCGAGCCGAAGCGAGCGAAGTCGATGTACTCATCGATCAGCCACAGCGGCGGCACGAAGTACCCGCCCTGGCCGTCAGTGCGGTTCGGCGCGACCCGCTGCTCGGGGGCGCCGCGCTCGAACAGCGACTCCAGGCCGCGCCGGTGGTGGCCGAGGTCGCGGTCGAGCTGTTCCAGGTCGCCCCGGGCACGGGCGAGGCGGCGCTGCTCGCGCTTGGGCAGATCCACGTCCAGCTCCTGGGCGTGGCGCTGCAGCCGCTCGCGGGCCGCCTGCACACCGCCGTCGCCGTCGCCGCGGTTGAGCTCGGTACGCGCGAGGTCGAGCCAGTAGGAGTGCCGGCGGCCGCGGCCGTACTGCGTGGGCTCCGACAGCACCTCGACCCGGGGGCGGTGGGGGTCCTCCGGGCCGGTCTGGCCGAGCTTGGCGGCGAGCTGGTCGGCGTTGGCGCGGCGCTGCTGGGCGGCCTCCACCTCCTCCACGCGGGCGCGGGCCTCGGCGATCTCCGCATCGTGGGCGCGCAGCGCCGCGGCCGCGGCATCGAACGCGCTGCGCTCCTCCTCGGTCAGGTTGCGGCTCTCGGCCTTCGGCTTCTCCAGGACCGCGGTCAGCTCGCTTTCGAGCGCGGCCCTCTTGGCCAGCAGCTCCTGAAGCTGCTGGCGCAGGAACTCCAGCATGGAGTCCTCCCATCTACTGTTCGGGGGTCGCGCCTGCGATCCGCGGTGGTGGCGGCAGTGGTGGCACGCAGGCGCGCGTGCTCCGGCTGCGGCTCCGGCACGTCGGGTGAGCAGGCGTACAGGGGGATCAGCGGCCGAGCAGCAGGGCGTGCGCCTCTGCCTCGGCCAGGCCCAACGGGTAGACCCGCCGGGAGTCTGGGGCGCCGTCCAGGCGGCGCTGCAGGCGGGCGATCAGCGCCCGAGCCTCCTCCTCCGGAAGCTGGTCGAGCTGGGCGGCGCGCACAGCCTCGACCGAGGTCTCGGGGTTGGCGCCGAAGTTCACCACCGACACGTCGCCGCGGTGCATGTCCACCTCAAGGATGTCCCGCTGGTCGTAGTCCGGGGACCACTGCGACTTCCCGTAGGGCACGCGGAACGCGAACGACATCTCATCCACGTTGCCGTCCTCGATGGCGATCACCATGTCACGCACGTCCGAGCGGGTCGCGTTGACCTGCGCGCGCATGTGCAGGCCCTGGGAGTCCTCGGAGAGCTCCAGGGTGCCGGCCTTGGTGTAGGCCATGGACAGGCCCCGATGGTTGAGCAGGAGCTGCACCTGCGGGTGCTCGGACAGGGTCTTGGCGAACGCGCCCGCCCTGATGACCTCGGTGTAAGGGCCGTACCAGTCGTACATCTCGTACGGCGCCTCCGTCACGGACGCGTAGCCCTCCACGATGGTGGGGCCGCCGCCGCCCTGGGCACGCACCTCCAGCCGCACCGGGTAGGCCCGGCGCTCCAGGCCGGAAATCTTCGCGCGGTCGCTCTTGTCAGGCACGGCTACCTCCCGAGTCGCTGGTGGGTGCAGGGCTGGGCAGGCTGTCGAACTCGGCCTGCTGTTCAGGCGTCAGCGGCGGCAGGTCCTCCAGCTCGCGCGCCTCGGACGGGGCCTGGATACGGTTGCGGATCGCGAGCTGGTAGGCGCGGTAGCGGGTGAGGATGTCCGTGCGCAGCAGCGCGCCGCGGTTGATCCGCACGTACTGGCCGCGCGGCAGCATGGCCGACAGCGCTCGCTCCAGCCGGACCAGCCACGGGTCCAGCGCGTAGATCAGGAGCTGGATGTTGCGCTCCTGGATGTTCTGGTAGGTGAGCGCCCCGCCGGTCTCGTACCCCAACACCTCGGCCAGACCGGGCCCGAAGATGCGGCAGCACTCGATGCTGGTCAGCTTGTGCGTCTCCAGGAACTGCGACTCCTCAGGCGCGATCTGGATCGCCTGGTACTCCCAGTCGCCGCCGAGCACCACCGGCTCACGACGCCCACTCACCGCGGCGAGGAATCGGGTCTTGGCCACCCTGGCCGCGGTCTCGTTCAGGCTCGCGGTCGTCTTCAAGATCGCGGTCGGGTGTCCGCCGTCCTCGAAGAACTGGTTGCCGAACCGCAGCACGTTCAGGCCCAGGCCGATGGTCGCCGCATGGTGTCCGATCGGAGACAGGCCCTGGATGCGGCCCGGCATCGGATAGGCGCGCTGGTGCCAGATGTCCGAAGTCGGAATCTGGGTGCCGGCCACACGCCACTCGACCTCGCCCGTGGTCGGATCGCGGCGCACGCCGATCTCATCCGGGTGCTGCATCACGATCTGCGTCGGCAGGCCGCGGGGGCCGCGTGCGGCGATGATGCCCACGGCGTTGCCGCGCAGCATCTCGCTGGCCAGCACCTGATAGGCCCAATCGCCGTACCCGTAGCCATCGCCGGCCGGGTCCTCCATCCACGTGGGCAGATCGATCTGCCGCGTGCTGGTGCCCGTTCCATCGAACGCGTCCAGGGGCAGCATGCCCGCGGTGCCGGCGATCAGCGACACCGACGCCCACACCGCGATCTTCTGCAGCGAGACCTCGGTGGCGCGTAGATCCACCCCAGCGCCGGCCGCGCCGGCCTGGCTGGGCGGGGGGATCACCCACCGGCTGGGGTGAAAGATCCGCTGCTCGCTGCCGAAGAACAGGCTCATATCGACACCTCGCGGCGCTGACTCAGGCGCGCGTATGCGCGGTCGACCAGAATCAGCGCCCCCAGGGTCATCCACCCGGCCGGCGGCCAGGCCAGCCACGCTCCGTAGGAGACCGAGGCCAGACCCACCAGGCCCGGCCCGGCCTGGCGCAGGACCCTCACCACCGTCCCGGCCGGGCCCGCGGTGGCCACCATCACGGCCCCCAGGCGCGCGCGTACGCTCATCGCCCACCCCCTCACCAGATGTTGTTCAGCGGGTCGACCTCGGCCGGCGCGGTCGCCAGGCCCCACGCGGCACCGGTGACCGCGACGATGGGGGAGATGTCCACGCTGGCGTGACGCCGGGCCCACCCCCAGCCGCCGTCCCCGATGACTCGCTTGACGGCGCCCGCCACCGCGGTGGTCAGCGGCGCCTGTCCGATCGTGCGGAACTGGCCCTGCTCGATCAGGTCGTACAGGCCACCGCACGCCTGGGCCATGTCCCGGGCGCCCATCACGGTGACCTCCAGGCCCGCCTGCTGCAGCGGCGCGATCAGGCTCCCGGCCGGGCCGGCACCGTCCACGACGATCGCCAGCGGCCGGTGGTCGGCGGCGAGCTGGGCGGCGCGCTCGACCATCCACCCGGTGCCGCGCTCGTAGGCGATCAGCTCGCCGTGCACGCGCCCGTCCGCGCGGCGGCCGGCCACCGCGATGACGCCCATGCTGCGGTCGGGCGGGACGTCCAGGCACAGCGCGATCGCACCCGAGCGGCGCGAGCCAGGGTCGATGCAGGAGGTCCACAGCTCCTCGCCGATGACCTGCCAGCCGCCCTCCTCCATCGGGTAGGTGCCGATCCCGAGCCGCTCGCGGGCGAAGGATTCGGGGTCCATCGCCCGCAGCTCCTTGGCGATGTAGTCCTCGGAGATCCGGATGCCGAGCGCAGGGTTGGCCATGGCCCACAGCCCGCGGTCGGCCAGCGCCGTCTTGACGTCGGCCAGGGGCCGGCCCTGCAGACGCGACAGGGTGTCGTCCGGGGCGCTGTACTCGTGGAAGCACAGCGACGGGTCATCGCCGGCGAGGCCCCGCTGGCGTACGGCGCCGAGCTGATAGGAGTCCTCGAACCCGGCCGAAGACCCGTAGAACAACTGCGGGTTGCGGCGGGCGGACATCGTGGGGAGAAGCGCGGCCATCTCGGCCGGGCCGAGCCGGAACGCCTCGTCCATGATGTTGCAGTCACCGGAGAAGCCACGGCCGGAGGAACGCGAGCGGGCGATGATCCGCAGTCGCTGCCCCGACAGCAGCTCGATGCCCTCCTCACCGTGGCTGGTGATGACGCGGCGCACGCGCCGGCGATAGGCGTCCTTGCCGTCGATCAGGTCCTTGATCCGCAGGAACATCTCGCTAGCCGTCTTGAACTCGTGGGCGCTGTAGAGGATCAGCCGCTCATCGAACAGGAACAGCCCAGCGAGCACGCGCGCCTCGAAGATCCCGCCCTTGCCGTTCTGGCGGCTGACGATGATGCCGCACTCGAAGCACACCCACATACCGCGCTCGTCCTCGGCCTGGGCGTCGTTGAGGAACAACTGCTGCCAGGGGTCCAGGACCAGACCGACGTCCGCGGCGAGCTCGGCCACCTCGGGCCCGCTGGTGTGGGTGTAGGGCGGGACCGAGCGGATGCGCGGGACCTGGCAGCCCAGGGCCAGAGCGGCGGTCACGCCTGCTGCTCCTGCTGCTCCTGGCGGCGCTTGCGCTGCTGGCGGCGCTGACGCAGTTCGTCCAGGTTGTCAGCGACGGGCTTCTTCGTCCCGACGCGGCCGAGCTCGACCAGCGTACGGCGCAGCTCGGCCGCCAGGCGAGCCTGCTCGCCCGGCTCCAGGTTGCCGGCGTCCAGGCGCTTGGCGAGCTCCAGCGCCACCGCGGTGTACGCCTCGATGCCCGTACGATCCGCGAGCGCTCGAACATCTTTTCGAACGGCGCGCTCGTGGGCACCGATCGGCCGCCGCTCGGCCACGATCACCCCCTGGTTTGCGCACGTGGGGAGAGAAACGGGAGCGGATGGACTGGGGTCCCCCAGCTCGCAGTCAAAAACGCTCTGACCTGCGGAAACGCGAATGTCCGATTCGGTTCGGATTTCGCGCGAGCACCCCGAGTTCGCATCGCACCAGGTCAGGGCATGTGTGCATGCCTCGCCGCGTCACCAGTCCTCGGACGTGGGCAGCGCGCGCCCGCGCGAGCCGAGGCGGTTGCCCCTGCTGCTGTTGCAGTGCCGGTGCGCCGGCCTCAGCAGGCGAGGATCTCGCGGCGCTCCGCCGAGGCTGATCGGGTCCACGTGGTCAGCGGTCCAGCTCTCCCGGTGAGTGGCGGGCAACGTCTTGTCGATCGGTTCGCCGCACAGCCAGCACACCTCACTGCCGGGGCTGTCGCGCAGCCGCTTCCATATGCGGCGCCACGGGCGGCCCGTGCGCCCCTTGCTACGCGCCATGGCGAGTTCCTCCGACATGGAGTGCGGGCGGGCGGCAGGGCCCAGGACCAGTGAATCCTGCCACCCGCTCCAGCTTCCCGGGGCGCCGACCACGGGAAGATCATCTATCGTCTCGGCCACGGCCGCCTCGGATGGCGAGGGAAGGTCCGGGGCGGCCGCGGGGCCCTGCAGGCCGAACGGTCCCGGGGGCCGAACATGCGAAAGCCCCGCTCGCGGGCGGGGCCTGTCCTGCGGGCACAGTTCACCTCGCAGGTCTTCAGCCTGACATACAGACGATCATGACGGCAAGTCGGCGCGCGCCGCTCGCCGCGGCTACGATGGGGGCAACTCCTCTGGGAGTTGTCAACCTGCTGGGACCGGCGAGCTTGCCATACAGCGCTTCGGCGCCGCTCGCCGGTCCCGTTGGTTTCGGGGGGTTGACGTCGTGAGAGGGGCGGGCGTGGGGTGCCGCCCCGGGCGGGGTGCCCGGGGCGGCGACGGTTCAGCTTGCGTCGAACCGTTCTTCCAGGACCTGCAGGAGCGTGGCGAACCGGAGGAGTCCGAACTCCGCCGCGTCCAGTCGCCAGGGGGTCACCCCGGCTTCCTGAGCGAGGCCGCCCAGCTCGTACACGGTGAACCACTCAAGTACGAGCTTGTCCAGGATGGAGACGGTCAGTTCGTCCATGGGCTGGATTTCGAGGTAGGTCCGGGCCCTCTGGAGGGTGACCAGGGCCTCGCCCGGCTCCCAGTCCTCGGTGAGCGGGCTCAGCGTGAGGGGCAGGGGGAGCCGCTGGAGGGTCTTCTCCAGCATGCGGTAGGCCCCGAGCAGATTCTCGCTGATCCACTCCAGCCGCTCGTGCGGGTCGCTGTGATCCACGACCACTTCTCCTCTCTTGACTTGTCAACGTGCTGCCGGTTCGGGGTTGCCACCCCCTTGCCGACATCTCCAGTATGACATAAGCCTTGCGGTATCGCAAGTCTTCTGACATGCTGAATCCATGACCACGGAGAACACGACCTCGCGCGAGCTGGAGATCGTCAACGCTGTCCGGCGCGTAGCCGTCGCGCTGGGCTACGACGATGCGGAGGCGGCCAGAGTCGCCCAGGACCTGGAGCAGGACGGACGGGAGGACTGGAGCAGCGCCGAGCTGCTGCTGCTGGCGCTGGGCGAGCTCACCAAGCGCGATCCCGACCGGCGCGACCTGGTGAGCGCGGCCGAGGCGGCGGAGATACTCGGGGTGTCCCGGCAGCGCGTGCACCAGCTCGCCGATCGGGACGACTTCCCCCGCCCACGCTATGAGCTCGCGACCGGGAAGCTGTGGACACGCGCGGACATCACGGAGTTCAACAAGCGGTGGGAGCGCAAGACGGGCCGGCCGCGCCGCGCCAAGTGATCACAGACGCGGGTCGTTCAGCAGCGTGAAGCCGTCCGCGTCCCGCTCGGTGAGGATGCGCACGGAGAACTCCCGGCCGGGCAGTTCGTTGGCCGGGAGGCCCGCCTGCTCGGCGATGCGTGCGGCGGGCACGCGCAGGGGCGCGGCGGCCGGGTGCAGCGCGGTGCGCAGCTCGGCCCACTCCCCGACCAGCAGCAGCACCCGCACCACCGAGTTGGGGGCGACGTCCTCGGCGACGTCGGCGGGCGCGGCCGCGGCGGTGCGCGCGGCGAGCAGCCCGTCCGCGGCCGCGGCCAGGCGCCGCGCCGCCTCCGCCACCACGGTGAGCTGCTCATCGTCCATCTGCTGCAGCGTTGCGCCGAGTCGCTCGGCGTCACGCTGCATCGCCCAGCCCATCGCCCCCTGGGCGGTCAGGGTGCGGGCGGCGCGCTGCAGGCCCTGGGTGGCGCGGTACAGGGCTTCCGTAAGGTCGGGCTGATCGGTCATGGCGTGTCCCTTCGGTGTCGGTTCTATGGTGAGGGGTCAGGCGGCACGGCCCGACCGGGCGCGGCGGGCGCGGATGAGGCGGCAGGTGTCGTGTCGGCATCGGTGACGGCAGGCGGGGCCGTGCAGCTCGTCCAGGCCCTCCAGCAGCGTCATGACCTCGCCGACGCGGTACAGCGGGATCAGGCGCCGCCCCTCGCGGCGGTAGCCGCGGACGGTCAGGCGGCCGCGGTGGGCCCACTGCCAGATTCGCTCCGGCGTGATCGGGTGGTCCAGGCTGGTCAGCGCGCGGGCGATCTCGGTCGCGCTGGCCAGCGTGCGCCAGGCAGCGCGCAGCAGCCGGTCCCGCCGCTGGGCCACGTCCCAGATCGCCCCGCAGCGGCACTGCACGCGGCCGGCCCCTGCACGGGCGTACAGGTGCATCTCGCACTCGCCCTGCATGGTCCAGGCGCCGCAGGGCCCGCAGTACAGAAGATCGGCACCGCGGGTGGTGACGGCCTGGGCCCGGCGGATGGCGTCCAGGATCTCGTCCACGCCGGCGGCGCCGTGCGGATGCCGCCGGATGGCCTCGGCCCTGCTGGCCAGCCATTCGGCCATCGCCGGCAAGGTCTCCTCCGGCGGGCGGCGGGGGTTGCGAATCCACCCGCAGGACGGGTGCCCGCAGCCGGTGCGGCCGCACGTGGCACCGCGCGGGCGCGGCTGCTCCTCATCCAGCATGACGAGGACCCAGGACACCAGGGTGGTCCGCAGGGCCCATGCCACCTCGCTGGCGGCCACGCCGAACGGGATCGGCGTCTCGCGGCCGGGGCGGCCGCCCGTGCCGGCGCCGAGCCGCTCCTGCCGCGTGATCGCCATCTCCAGGTCCTCATCCATGGCTGGGACGGTGAGCAGCTCCTGGCGCAACAGGTCCCCGCAGGACCTGCACGCCGGCGCCAGGTCCGGGCTGGGGCGCGCGCATCCCGGGACCCGGCACAGCGGGTAGGTCACGGGCACCCTCCCTGTTCGGTGGCATCGCCCGGCTGGTTGCGGTAGCGCCAGCGCTGCCACCAGGTCGCACGCCGCCAATCGCGGATCTCGATGAGACCGGTGTCGTGGCTGACCACGACCCGCCAGAGCATCCGGCACGCCTCGCAGCGCCAAAGGTCGCCAACGGCGCCATCGGCCATGGGAAACCCGCTGGTGTACGGGAGCACGCAGCAATGCCGCGAGGCAGGCTCGATGCGGCGGACCCAGATCATGCGTCCTGGCGTTCGGTCTCGGTGGTGTCCGGGACGAAGTCGCCGGCGGCGAGGCAGTGCGGGCCGCCGGTGTGGCGGTGACAGACCGCCTTCCAGGTGCGCGCGACGCGGAACCAGCGCCATCCCACGGCGCCGTTACGGTCGCCGAAGGAGCAGGCGCTGGCGCCACTCGGCGGCGGCGGCAGCGGGCGATCGGCGGTGTTCATGCTGCCCATCATGATCCGTTCGCCGCGCTGCCCTCGATGGCGCTCAGGGCCTCGATGTAGGCCCGGGTGGCGTCGATGAGCTGCCGCTGCTGGGGCAGGCTGAGCTCGCCGGCGGCGCACGCCGGGCGCTGCTCGGGCGCCAGGGCCTCCCACGCGGCCAAGTGCTCGCCGGCCTGGCTACCCACGATCGTCCCCGCCGGCGATGAGGGAGGGGATGGCCGGGGCCGTGCCGTGCGAGGTCATCTCCAGGTCGCTCAGGTCCTGCATGGACCACCGGCCGCGGAGTTGGTACACCGCGGGGGCCTTGCACAGCGAGCAGCGCATCAGCGCCAGCGTGAGGACTCCGCCGAAGGGGCCGGCCGCCTCGTGCTGGACGGTGACCGCGCGGTACTGGTGACGGTGCCCGACCCAGCGCCTGAATATGATCATGATCACTTCCTTGTGTCAGCGCCGCCGGTAGCGGCGGGGTCGGGGGCGGCCGCCGGCGAGCACCAGGCCGGGCAGCGGGCGCTGCGGCGGCGGTGCGGGTCGGCAGGCCGGTGAGGCGGCCACGTGCGGCATGAACACGTGCTCGTAGGTCTGCACCGGCATGGCGTCGGCGGCGTTCAGCGCGCGCGAGCGCCAGGTGCCGGTGCCGGTGCGATGGATGGCCTGGTTACCGGCCGGGTCGGGGGTCGGCTCGACGGCCAGGCGGCGGCCGTGGTCGGTGATCGTGACCAGCACCAGCCGGCGGCAGCCGTACGGGCACCACTCCAGGTCCGAGCGGGTGGGGATCATGGCGGCTCGCCTCCTCCGGGCCGGGTCACTCGACGCGGGTACGGGTGCGCAGGCACAGGGCGCACCGCGAGCTGACCACGCGCCCGATCCGCTCGTATGTGCGCCAATCATGCGGGCATAACAGCCGCCTGATCAGGTCAATTATCAGCATTCGCAGTCCTGTTCGAGTGTGTTCGAGAAAGTTAGGCGGCGCGGGCGCGACGGCGGGCCAGCGCGTCCGCGGCGGCGCCGCCGCGGCGCAGCATCGCCTCGCGGGCCGCGGCGGCACCGCGTACGGCTGCGGCCTGCGTATCCTGCGGCGCCTCGGTGGCCACCGCGGGCGGCCGCCAGGACTGGGCGACCTCGGCCGGGGCCGGGGCGAGCAGCAGCCGGTCCAGGCGCCACCGGGCGGCCGCGGCCGGGTGGTCGGCCGCCTCGATGCCGACCAGGGTGCGGCTGATCTGGCCCGGGGTGTAGCCGGCGGCCATGAGCGCCATCACCCGCGGGGCGAGGTAGAAGCCGAGGCCATGGTGGGCCAGCACGCCGAGCGCCTGGTCGGCGTGCCGCGCCGGGTAGTGCTCGGCCAGGCCGAGCACCTGGGCGGGGGTGAGCCACAGGTCGCTGAGCTCCTCCGGTGCGGGCAGCGGCGGCAGCGTGGCCAGGCGGCGCAGCCCTGCCAGGGTCGCCACCACGCTGGGGCCAGGCTCGCGCTCCTGATCGGAAGGGGATGAAGAGGAGGAGAAGGGGTTAACCGGTTTTATGTGCGCGTTTTCGGCAGATGTTGCGACCTGGGGCGATGCCGCAGCGGTGCTGGTCGGGACATGTGCCCTCTGCGGCGGCATGTCGGCCTCGGCGGCGGGGGCGGCCTCCGGCGCATCGGCGGGGGCGGTGGCCGCGGCGGCCGCGAGGGAGGCGTCCAGCAGCGCCCACGCCTGGGGGGCCGTGGGGAGGCTGCCCGGGGTGTCGGTGACGAGCAGCAGGTGCTGCCAGGTCCCGCGGACTGAGCGGCGAATCTCGCGCAGGTACCCGGCCTCGGCGAGCTCGCGGTTGTCGCGGCGCAGGGCGTGCAGCGACAGCCCGTACAGGGCGGCGAGCTCCGCCCGGCCGATGCCGGGCGCGGGCGGGCAGGCGAGGTAGCGCAGCAGCAGCCCCAGCGCGGCCGTGCTCAGCATGGTGGCGCGCGCCAGGGCGTCGACGGGGTCAGCATGGGGGAAGGCCAGAACGAACGTGCCAGCGATGGTGACCGTGCTCATCGCCCCCCTTCCGATCGGGCGGCGTGGGTCACAGCGGCCACCCGAACGCCCAGGAGAGTCCCACGGCGAAGATCGCCATACCAAAGAAGGCGGCGCTGCACCCGGCCGCGGTCACGCCGTCGACGCGTCGACCGGCGATCCAGAAGCGTCGGCCGAGCGATGCGAACGTGACGGCGAGGCCCAGGAGCAGCGCCACTACGAAGACGAGGCTCATTCGGTGTCGCCGCTGTCGTGCATGGTGTCCGCCATGAGCGCTTCGTACATGCCGCGCAGGTGCTCCAGACCGCCATCGCTCAGCGCGATGGCCACCGCGGCGGCGTATCCGGCGTAGTGCGGGCCGGCGAGGTAGGCGCGCTGGGTGTCGGTGGCGATCACCAGCAGATCGATCAGGGCCGCGTGGAAGGCGTCGGGCTTGGTGCCGGTGGCGTGGTCGTAGTACCACAGGACCTCGGCCAGGATGCGCGGGGTGATGTCCTCGCGGGTCGGGGGCGCGTACTGCAGGCGTGCGGCCAGCTCGCGCGCCTCGCGGGCGGGCATGGCCAGCACCCCGCGCAGCGCCTCGCCGCTGCGGATCTGGACCAGTTCGTCGGTGCTGTCTTTCCGGCCGGGCAGGCGGACCACGTGCAGGCCAGGGTGGCCGGCGGGCGCGGGGACCGGGACAGCGTGAGGTGTCAGGATCATCATCGTTTCCGGGTCAGTGCGGGTAGGGGGGCGCGCGGCGTAGGAGGGAGCACCGCGCACCGAGGTAGGGCAGGTGACAGGCCCGGGCCGCCCCCGAGGCAGGGCCCGGGCCGGCCACCGTCAGATCCAGGCGTCCGGCCGCCAGACGGGCTCACCGGCGCGGCGCCAGTACCGCGTCACCGTGAGGCGGGCCCGCGCGTACAGCACGCGGATGCGGCGGCGGCGCAGAGCGGGCGGGATGGCGTGGCGGCCGCGCCGGCCCGGCCGGGTCACAGGCGAGCCGCCAGGGTAGGGTCCGGCCCCGCCTCCCCGGCCTCAGCGTGGGAGCCGGGCGGGGTGTGGGGGGTGAACGGCGCGCGCACCGCCGCGACGGGCGACTCGGCGACGTACGGCCGGCCCAGCTCGGGCTCGGTCGGCGCGGGCTCGGCCGAGCGCGGGGCCGGGAGCGGCCCGAGGGAGGTCACCTCTCGCGCCTCCTGCTCCAGCTCCTGGGCACGCTTGCGGTGGGCGCGCTCGGCCTCCCGCAGCAGCTCCATCCGCTCCAGGTGGTCAGCGAAGATCGCCTGAAGCTCTCGGATCTCCTGCTCGGACACCACCAACTGCCGGTTCGGCCCGAACAGGACCACCCCCGCGTACACGCCGGGTTCGGTCTCCTGGACACCACCGTTGGCCGGTGGCTGCAGACGCGAGTGTGCGGTCTCGGAAAGCAGACTCATGATCTGGCCTTTCGCATCGGGATCGTGACCACGGTCACGTGACAGCCGCTGATCAGGCCACTGGACGTCAAGCGGCCAGGGCGGTTGTCCTCGTGGGCCACCAGGCCCAGGGCCTCGACCCACTTCTCGTAGATCGGGATGGGGTTACGGTCGACGGCGTGGCCGGGGAAGATCTCGGCGCGCAGGGCGGAGCCACGGCGGGCGATCTGCCAGGTCAGCGTGGGCAGGTCGCGGTGGCGGGAGAGGATCTCGCCGAGCACCCGGTGAGCGCTGCGCTGCAGGGCGGTGTTGTCGATCCCCCGGGCGGGGCGCCGGGATGCAGCAGACGGGGCGGTGGTCATGACGTTCCTTCCTCGGCTGCAGCCAGCGCCGCGTCGACTTCGGCGGTCGCGGCCTTGATCCGGGGCTTGTGGTACAGCTCGGCCGTGCGGCCGGTGCTGGTCACACAGGGGCGGCCGGGCTGTGCCGAGCAGGTCGTGCAGGTCTCCTGCAGGGCCTGCTCCTGGATGGCGGCCTGCCGGGCGGCCTCGCGGCGGCGCGCGGCCCGGGGCGACTCCCACTCCTCCAGGTCGGGCAGGCCCTCGATCCCGGCCAGGTACGGGATACCGGGCTCCTCATCCCGCCAGGGCAGGTCATCGGCGGCCAGGTAGATGATCTGCCGCATGGACAGCACGGTGGACAGCCGCTTGCCCCACTGCTCCCGGTCGCTGCCGTGCGCGCGGGTGCCCCACGGCTCGCGCTGGTGCAGGTACGGGCGCAGCGGCTGCAGCTCGGTGATGATCGTGTCGATGCGCGCCACGTCGCGGGCGAGCGTGGCGAGCTCCTTGCTCATGTGCTCCAGCCGGTCGCACACGTTCTCGCCGAGTTCGACCGGAACGGCGGGCCGCTCGGCTGCGATCGACAGATCGCGCAGCCACACCGCCGCGCCGTCCAGGTCGACGGCGAGCTGATCGAGGGTGATTCGCCTGGACTGGCTCATGATCCTCCGTTCGCCGGCTCGGCCGCGTGCTGTACGACCCAGGTCGCGGCGGCAGTGCGAGAGGTCAGGGCATCGTGGGTGTGCCTCGGGTGGGCCCCGTACCGACTGGGCGTGAAGTGGGCGCCCGCGGACCAGCGGGACTTGACCTGGCGCCCCCGCCTTCGCGCGGGTGCGATGACGCCGAGCACGTCGGCCCAGGTAGCGGGCGGGGTCTTGCTCCGGGTGACGGCGAAGTAGTCCGGGCGCGACTCCGGCCAGCCGAGCAGCGCGGGGCCCGGGTGCAGCCACACGCCCAGTCCAGGCACCGGGACCGGGCGGACACCGTAACCGATGCCCTCGACCGGCCCCCCGCTCGTCGTCACCTTGGACCGGGGGTCTCCGTGCTCGTCGCGGTCTGCGGCGATGGTGATCTTCCACTCGTGGTACGTACCGCACCCGCCGTCCTGCGGGCACACGGCCTGCACGGTGGTCACCTCGCCGCCACGCGGGCGGTCGACGGTGTGCACGCGCAGGTCCCAGCCACGTCGGCGGCATCCCTCGCGATGGGGGATAGCACGCCAGTCCAGGAGGTCCTGCTGCAGGCTCATCGGTCCCACCTCGGGCAGGTGCAGCGCCGGGCCGGGGCGCAGATGGAGGGGGTCGTGCAGTACTGGAACTCGTTGGGCTGGGCGGGGGCGAGATGCGCCCCGGCGGTCTGCGCGTAGGTCAGGGGGATGGTCTCCATGCGCTGGGCCAGGAGTCGGGCGCCGGGCCCGATGTGCCACGGCACCGGATCGTCCAGCGCCCAGCGCAGGATCTCGACCACGTGGTGCACGCGCCGGGTGATGACCTGGCCCCGCGCTGCCTCCCCGGCCGGGGAGGCGTGCGGGATGTCCAGCGCCTGCCGGATCGCCTGCAGCAGCGCGAGCTGGTCGCTCGCGCGTCTCGTCGCTGCGGCGGCGCGCTCGCGCTCCTTCTCATAGGAGGCGATCAGCGACAGCACCTCCGCCGGGGCCATGAATACCGGATCGGAGACCCCTGCCTCGTGCTCGTAGAGATCGCGTATGGCCGCGATCTCCTGCTCGGTGAACGCGCGCCGGGTGCTCATCGTGGTCATCAGCCCCGCCGGGTACGCCGGGCGCGCAGCTCGGCCGCGCGGGCACGCAACTCCTTGGCGGCGCTGGTCGCCTCGATGGCGAGCTGCTCCATGGCCTCGGCCTCGGCCTCGACCTCCTCCGGCTTCAGGCTGAAGCCGAGCTCGTAGAACACCGTCACGCGCGACGTGGGCTCGTTCTCGGTCAGCCCGAGGTACAGGCTGCCGGGCATCTCGGCCGACCTGAGCTCGATCCGGCCGGCCCGGGGCGCCAGCAGCGCGACCTCCACCGGCCCCTCGAAGTCGCCCGGCCGCACCGGGCGGAGCATCGCCGGCGGCATCTCGGCAGCGCGCGGGCTGTCCGCGGTCTGGGGGGTGTCACTACGATCAGTGATCGTCATCTGTTGTGTCCTCATCAGGTGGTTGGGGTCCCTCGGCGGTGGCTCGCCGAGGGACCCGGCTTGTCGGGGGTGGGGTGTAGGGTCCGCCGCTTGCGCCCGGCCATCAGTCGTTACGCCCGTAGCGGCTACCCCGGCGGATCTCGAAGGGGGCGATGTTCCCGGCCCGCGATGCGTCGGGCGTCTCCTGCTTTCGCTTGGCGCTGTCGGGCTTCTTCGCGCGCTTCCCGGCGCCCTGGCTGAGGTGCTGCACCACGGCGGCGAGGTGCTCGTCCGTCCACCCGACCTTCCGCCCGTTGCGCACGTGGGGGACAGCGCCGGTGCGTGCTAGCCGGGCCAGGGTGGAGGGCCGGATCACCTTGAGGTCGTTGCTGATCCGCTGCGCGCCCTCGGTGTTGTCGTAGATGTGTGGAACGCTCATTCTGCGAGCAGGCCCTCGATGTCGCACTCGAGCGCTGTGGCGATCCGGTGCAGCATCTCCACCGACGCAGACCTGTGCCCCCTCTCGATGTTGCACATGTGGTTGGCGCTGACGCCGGCCTTCTCCGCCAACGCCTTCTGGCTGAGGCCGGCGATCAATCGCTGACGGCGGACTGCCTTCGGGTTCTGGTTGAGGCGTCCCGGGGCAACAACCTGTCGTGTCGTCATGCGGTGGGACACTACTGAAGAGTTCTGGTGAATTCAAGAGAAGTCTAGAGAATTCGCCAGAACTCACCGAACTGAAGTTGCACTCCCCTGTTGCGCTGCGGGATCCTGCCGGAAGTTCTCCGAAATTCTCTACAGTTCTCCGAGGTTGGTGATCATGGACCAGGTGGAGCCAACCCCTGAGGGTGCTCTGATCAGGCGGATCAGACTGAGTCGCCGTATCACACAGGAGGTGGCAGCCCGGAAGGCCGACATCACTGCCGAGATGTGGGGGCATGTAGAGCGAGGCCATCGCTCTGCTGGTCGCGGCCAGGGCCGAGTCAAGGTCACGGCCTCGGAGGCGACGTTGGCGCGGATGGCGCATGCCATTGGACTGCAGCCGGCAGACCTTGTTGCGGTCGGGCGCTCAGACGCTGCGGAGATACTCGCTGAGATGCTTGAAGTGGAGCCTGACCGCCCAATCCTTGAGGTTCGGGAGCGGGAGCCTGAGGTGATGGAGGTTCCGGTCAGTGCGGGAATCATGCTGGTGGCCGTGGATCCTCGGCTGCCGGAGAGTGCGCGCGAATTGGTTCGTCGGCAGGCTGAGCAACTCGCTCAATCGCTCATCGAGGAGGGTCTCGTCAAGATCGACGATGAGCAGTCGTAGTACCTGCAAGGCCATAAATTACTTACCTGGCTTCCGGTAAGTCCCTTTTGTTACCTATTTGCTCAAACGTAACTATGCCTTCGTGGTGCACCGTAGTGCTACGAAACGCGTCCTTTATCCCATAAAAGGACATCTGTCACATGCACCACCCGAAAGGCATCCTGCAACATGCACTATGTGAACCACGTGCACCACATTGTTCGATTCGGCACATTCTGTTCCCGCGAGCTCCCCTTCCTCGGCCCCGCTGTACTACTCGCGGCACGGCAGTTAACGTACGTCCTGGTCGACGGGGGCCAGATCGACCCCCGCGCGCTCTGGCTTCTGAGCGACATCGGAACAAGGCTCGCGAGCGAGATTCACCTACGGTCGGCGTGCCTTCCGCCGTGGCAGCGCCGTATTCGCCTCCTGCTGGAGGAGGTCAGCGCCGAGGCAATAGCACCTCGCTGGACGTCTCGCGGCGTCGATATCCCGTTCCCTCACCACCTCACGACCGAGGCGGTGGCCCGGTCTTTAAGCTCCCACGGCACGGCCCGTTGGAACGAGGGCGACTTTATGTCGGCCCCAGGCATCCCCTGAGGAGGAGGAATGGCGTACGCAGAAAGGCGCGGCGACAAGATCCGCGTCCGCTGGAAGCAGGCCAACGGCAAGTACAACGGCGGTGTCACCTACAACGAGGAGACCGGCGAGGACTTCACGACTCTGGAGGAGGCGAAGGCATACGGCGAGCTGCAGGAGAAGCGCATCCAGCTCGGCCTACGGCGAGACCGGGAGCGCATCAAGTTCGGCGAGTGGGCGTGGACGTGGTACACGGGCCTGGAATTGGAGCCGTCGACCATGGCCACCTACCGCAGCATGCTCCAGGGGCACCTGCTCCCGGAGTGGGCGGACACCTGGCTGGACGACATGAAAGACACCGACTTCGACCCGTGGGAGCGCGGCATCGTCCGGGCAGGATATGCGCCGCGCACCGCACAGGACGCACGTCGCCTGATGGGCAACATTCTCGGTGACGCGATCCCACGCTACCTGGATCGCAACCCGGCCGCCCGCAAGCGTGGCAAGGGCAAGAAGGGGATTCGGCGGATCCAGGCCTACCAGCGGGCGACGAAGGTATGGCCCAGCCCCGGCGAGGTCCTGGTGATCGCCGAGCGGGCGGCGCTGCTCGCCGGGGACCCAGATCTGCTCCTGGCGGCGATCACAAAGGCCTGGACTGGCCTGCGCTGGAGTGAGCTCATGGCGTTGTCGCCGGACCAGGTCCTCGCGGATGACGCGCTGCTGGACATCAACCGGAAGCTCTACGAACTGCGCGGGTTCTACATCGGATGGCCCAAGGACGGCAGCGTGCGCCAGATCGATCTGCCCGCGTTCCTGGTGCCGCTGCTGAAGGAGCTGGCCGGCCGCGCGCGCAAGTGCACGTGCCGGGGCCGCGATGAGGACCTGCCGCCCGTCGACGGCGGCGAGGAGGTCACGTGGTGCCCGGGGGCCCGGTACCTGTTCCTCACCCCGGAGCGGACCCACTACGGCCGCGGCGAGGCCTCGGCCATCATGCGCCCGGCCGCGGACGGGGTCTATCCGGAGCGCAAGGACAAGCGGTGGCCACGACCGGCTCGGCCGGTGCTGGCCGACGTCGCAGTGTACGGGCCGCGCCCGGCGCGCGGCCGGCCTGAGGTAGTGGCGGCGAACGCATGGCCGGGCGTGCCGGTGCATGTGCCCTGGCCGTACGCCGTCGCCGATGAGCCCTTCGTCCCGCCCCGCGGCCGCGGCCGCCCTGACTACGCCGCCTGGCCGGATCGTGAGCAGCCGCACCTGGTGACGTGGTTGCCCATACGGCCGGGCCTGACCTGGCACGGCCTGCGCCATGGCCATCAGACCTGGATGGACGACGCCGGGTTGCGCAAGGCGTTCAAGACGCACCGGATGGGCCACGAGGACAGCACCATGTCCGGCCGGTACGGGCACATCACCGCGGGCATGCAGCGGGCGTTTCAGGAGGCGTCAGAGACCTGGTGGGAGAGCGCGATCGCCGAGCGGTTCCAGCTCTGGCCGACCTCGCAGATCCCGATCCTGGACGCCGAGCTCGCGCGGTGGCGGGACGGTACGGCAAGCCAGGTGGTTACGGCGATCGGGCCGCGGAACCGTGCGAGGTCGCGGTCTGCCTAGCCTGCCCATAAGACCTTCGTGATCGTGATCGCCTCGGCCTCATCGTCCACGACGAAGTGAACCACCCCGTAGCCGCCGAACGTTGTCTGCCTCAGGTCTCGCCGGTCTGGGCGGATGAGCTCGGCGTCCCAGGGTTCTTCGGTCAGGTCGGCGACGCGGGCGGCCAGGGCAGAAAGGGCGTCCCCGGGCAGGCCCTGCATACCGGCCAGAGCGGACAGGGCCAGGGTGAACTTGTAGCTCACCGCTCGCGCCGCGCACGGGCTTGCGTGACCAGTTGGTCGAAGCCGGGGACGGCCTGCTCGATGGGGATCGTGGCGGCGGTACCGTCCAGTACCTCTTGAAGGGCGCCCTCGTAGCCGGGGTCAGACAGGGCCAGGGAGGTCAGCGACCACATGTGCAGCACGTCGTGCACGCGGTGGTAGTTGTCGGGTGTGCGGGCGTCCTCCAGGGCCTGCCAGTACTGGGTGAGGAACTCCTGGCGGTACGGCTCCGGCAGAGATTCCAAGATCGCCTTGGGGTTATGGGACGCCTCGTGGACGGGCTGGGCGCTCAT